ATTCTTACACGTGTTAATGCACCTGGAGTTGCTGGCTTGAAGATAGATACCTTACCAGAAGCAACAGCATTAACTCTGTTTCTACCAACAGCGATTTCGAGCTTAGTATATAAACCTTCAACCTTTTCTCTTTCTTCTGCAGTAAGTTCATCTGCACGAGCCATTAACTGGTCAATACGGTCCTTGATAAGGTCAGCATTGGAACCACCGCGGCTGAAAGAAGTGATAGAATTTTGAATATTCTTAATGAGTGTCTTAGCATCAAGTGCGCTATCGTCACGAGAATGAGTAGTTCTTGCAAGACCTTGTTCAGTCCAACCACCTTGTGGAATACCATCGCCACCTTCAACACATTGGTTAATATATTCTCTTTCTTTCTGTAATTCTTCAAGATATTCTTGATTACCAGTTTCTGGGAAAGCTGCAAGTGCTGCATCAAAATTTGCTAAAAGAACTTCTGCAGTCTTCTGAGACATACCTTTACTGTTAGCACTCTTAAAGTCATTTTCAACCTTAGAAAGTGCTTCAGCAACACCAAATTCCTTAGATTGACCTTTAACTGTCAAATTAACAGTTCCTGCATCTTCAAGACCTGCAAAAGAACCAGTATAACGACCATTAAAACGTGCCATTTCAGAAAGAATCTGGTATGATTTGGTCTTTGTGGCATGACGAGCTTCTAAGGATTCCATCAAGCTCTTAACAGTATTCTTAACATAGCTATCAAGATTTTCGTTGACAGAGTAACCGACAGAACCTAAAATTTTCTTTGCTTCTTCTAATTTCATTTTAAATTCTCCTAATTTAATTACTTTATATTATTTATAAACAATTATTCAGAAATATTATTAATATTGAATTTTCTAACTTTTTTATAATTAATTGCTTCATTATGAGATACAATATCAAATTTTGTTCTATGCGGTACGATTTCATTCATATCATTGATAGAAATCATTTGCCATTTTATTAGCCATAATGCAATAGAATTACGACGTTCTATGTCTTCTAAAGATACGTTACCAAATCCATGATAACCATTTTTATTACTGGATAATGTAAATAATTGTTTAAAATGAACTAAATAATAAGTATCAAATTGTTTCAATAAATGACATGACTGATATATTATTTTATTTTTCTTGTCAACTATTCCTATTCTTGACAATGTTTCTTTAATAATATTTGGATCTACCAGTAGTTTTATTTCTAATAATTTATTTGTCTGATACATTTAATATTCCTCTGGTTTCCAGTCAAATTCTTTTAATTCGTTAATGAATAATTTATTAGCTACCGCTTCAGCTTCTAATTCATTTTCTAAATCAGTTTTAAAAAACGACATTAATATGTTTTTGACCATTGTATAACGGACAAGTTCTGATTCTGATAATTTTGAAAAACCATAATCTTTATAACCTTTATTATTATATAGAATATCAATTTGTTTTTTAAGATTTGTAATATTAATATATTTCCGGTTATAAATTAAATATTTATTATTATTGATTTCACGTGCCGTCCATATTTCAGGATTTGCATTTTTAATAACATCGTCAAGCGTCATTTCTTTAGCAGCTTTACGAATGACTGCTTCTTTTGATATTTCGTCAGTCGCTTTATTCTCTTCTTCTACTAAATATTGCTTAAAATTAATCATATAATTATTTATAAGTAAAAAAGGAGTATTAAATTACTCCTTTTTATTTTTTATTTAAATTTATTTAATTTTTGGTAAGAAAAATGATGGAAGAAATGGTATTGGTAATAAAATTTCTTCACCACAAGAATCACACTTAAACTTTGCTACTGGCTTTGCACTGAAAAGTAATTCTGCCATTTCATTTGTAAAATGACTGAAGCTCTTTGCATCTATATCACAAATATATTCGTAAGCCTTATACAAAGACATCTTAATATCATTTACCTTAAGAATATAGCTAGAAAGTTCAAGAAGTTCTGGATTAATTTCAATCATTATATTTTGATCATTTTTTAAACGATTGATTGCATTTTCTGTACTAATTGTAGGGTAAGTTAATGTAATCTTATCACCATTCGGTAATTCAATATATTCAGGAACATCTTTATCAAGATATGTAACATCAAGATTTTTAAGATAAAATTTATAATTTTTAATATTTCCACAATTTTCGCATGTTCCACGAAGAATAAATGGAATATCATCATATGTAAAGGCACGTAAATAATAAATTAGCCAGATCTTATCACCAACAAGAATTTTATTGGTATCAATTCCCCATATACAAGAAGCAAGAACATTATTGACTACATTATTAATATTATTTTCATTAATTGTAGCAAGATTTTTAATATTTAACGCACTTAGTTTTTTTACATAAATTGTTTCTGGATAAAATTTACCTCTTGATGGTAATAAATTCTTATCCAACATTATTGCACCTTTAGGAGGTTGATTATTGATTTGTTCAGATACATCTTTGATATTACTTTGTGTAATATTATTTAAATCTAATTTTTCTGATTTCATATTTTCACCTTTAATAATTAAACAATTTTATATATTTATAATTTTTTTAATATTTTAAATATATATCTATATTCACACGTTTAAAATATCTGTAGAGACAATAAGCCTATTTAGGAAAATAGGCAAAAGACTATCTGTCTTCGACTAAGTGGATTTACAAACGAGCTTACGGGTCGGTCATCCTGTACTCCGGCTATATCTCATCCTACCAATGGCGGCTAAATATACTGCTTGCTAGACAGTATTTCGATGAACATTCCATTATCCGTTAATACCGGATCATATTATTGAAAGATACCGTTCCAGTATCTTTAATGGCTTACCCTCTACCGATAGTTCCATTGGATTGGTCTTCGTTCCGAGGAATAAGACTTTGGAATTTATGAAATCAAATATAGATCGAATGTAAATTTTTGTAAACTATTTTATAATAAAAATTCTATATTTTTAATATTATTAACCAAAGTTTTCTTGAGAATTAGTCTTGGCATTATAATATTTTCCATTTTTTGTCCATTGTTTAATATTAATTTCTTCAACATTGCCTTTTTTATTGATATGCATTGCATTTTTAAGGGCAATGTCACCCCAGCCGGATTTAGATCCACCAGCAGTTTCCCAGTTAATAATTAATCCATTATTTTTTGCAACTTTACTAAGATATTCTCGATCTTCATCTGTTGCATTAGCTATAGTAATTTTCTTACCATTTTTATAGAATGTAACATCGACCTTTTGACCAAGTAAATGAGAACCTCTATTTGAATCAATACCAACTTTATGTCCAGCATCATTATATGTATTAACACTTACGCTATATACACCATTATCTCTAAGTTCATTTTTTAATCCAGAATAAGATTTTTCCATACGTTTTGCATTTTCTACGCTTACATCTCTTAATGCATCCATTGTAACATTTTTATAACCAGCAGCATGTATTTTTTCAAGATTTTTCATAAGTTCATTTTGACTTACAATAAAATCAAATGTTCCATATGATTTTGTTGGAATATCTTTTATGGATGTTCTACTTACATAGTTATAATTTTCTTGTGCAGTAGATTCTTTTAATAACCTGTTATATTCATGATTTACTTTTTCAAGGTCATTTATGTTTTCTTTAAGATTTTTAATTAATTCATCAGACGAAGTAGTTGAATCATAATTGTTATTTATCATTTCTGTCAATATTTTTAACTCATGATTATTAAAGCCATCGTCCATAGTTACATGTTTTTGTTTCAAATCTTCGTTAAATCGTTTTAAATGATTTTCATTTAATGGATCATATCCCATAGCAAGCATAGCCTGTTGCGCAATACCGCTCGAAGTTTTAATTTGTTCAGCCTTTAATACTTGCATTGCTTGACTAATTTTAAGATTTTTAGTAAAATTAAATCTATCGTCTTTTTCTATTTCTTTTTCTAATTCTTTTTCTTTTTCTTCAGCGAATGTTTTTTCAGCATTTAATTGGATAAATTCATTATCTGGTAAAATTTCACGTTTAATTACCGATTCAGTAGTTTCAATAACAGTAGGTTCTTGCATTATATAAACTACATTAAATATTGCAGTTATTTCTACAGGACTTCCAAAACTATTATTGTTGAAATTCGGCATAGAGTGGTCTTTTAATCTACAAACATATACTTTTTTATCTACTTCTTCAGACATTGATTCATTAAATTCAGTTAGTCTTATATTGATTAAACCACCTTTTATACCCTTATAAAGTTCATTACCCATATAATTAGCAAGCAATTTAAAAACTTGCATATCGTCAGTTTCTTCGAAAGTAATTTCTATAGTAGTTTCACCATATTTTAAAATAGGAACTACATATGCAGTATTGCCAAAAATTTTTTTATTTTCTGTATTTAATTTGAAAACAGGTTGAGAAACACGTTTAACAGTAAATTCATAACGTTTTATATCTTTTTTGTTTTCTTCATATTCTCCTTCGATATTCGGCCATATTTCTGCTTTAAATCTATATGGAATATGAGGTCTCATATTCATCATGTTAAATAAATTTACTAGTGCCATATTTTACCAGCCTTCAAAAGGATCATAGTATTGTGGATTCTCTTCTTTTATCTCTTTAGATTTATATTGGACATTTGTAGGAAGATTGTCTTTAGGTTTATTATTGATATCGACATCATTTACTGTGTCTTTATTAGTAGATAACATATCAGATTCTGGTGCGACTTCACTTGTTTTATTCGTTGTAGATGTAGAAGTATCAAGCTTAAATGTTTCAGCAAGTTCTGCATATTTTCTAAATTCATCCATGGGGTCATTATTAACATTAAGATTATCAACATCCTCATGATTGTTGTGCCAAATACGTAACTTAAACGTATATGTAATAGGTGTAGATAAGAACGTGCTTTGTTCAGCAAATTCTTTGACATTAATTACTTCATAATAAGTATCTGAATATTCAATATAAACAATATCGCCTATTTTAGGGACTTCTGCTTCATATATATTTTTCATATCAGGATATGAAAGTTGAGAAGCTTCATAAAAATGTTGAACAGTACATTGACAAGTTATGATTTCTGAATATATCATACCCTGAAGTTCGTATTGTTTCTGCATACTTGGAATAGAATCAGTATACATTTTTAATAAAAATCTACGTTCTACATTAGCTAATGGATCTTCGCCATACAATCTGTCCTTCTTAGTATTAATATCTTTTAGATAATACTGTACTTCAAAACCGAACATGTTATATGCTTCGGAAGAAAGTTCAGAAAGTAATGCAGCTTCTGCCTTGTAGCAGTCATTTTCCATACTGTCGAAATATCTAGGAGCAGTCCAGTCTTTTCCCTGGACCGAACAGTTACCTGTTTTAAATAATTTAGAAAATTCAGAAGCATAAGATTGAACTGCCATACATTATTTATAAGGTAATATATAAAATTCAGAAAATAAAAAAGTCACTCTGAATGAGTAACTTTAAATTTAATTTTTGCTTAATAATGTAATTAGATCATCTTTTGTTTGTCGAGGTGTTTCATATTTAACAAATTGACCTCCACCATTTGCAAATGCTTCGCAATTTTTTCTAAAATCATCAATTAATATAGAATTTTGGTCAGCATAATATTCTTTTTCTTTACCGAGATTCGTAATAATAATATGATGTTTATCAATTTTGGTATTATTTTTCAACCAATTCAATTTACCGATTTTACCTTCTGTAAAATTAACAGAAGTTAAAATAAACAAATCTATATTTTCTTGTTCACAGAGCTTTAAAATCCATTCATAAAGTTCTTTACCTTCAGGAAGCCATTCCATTTCTTCCCAGAATTCAGGACCTCCCTGGTGAACTATTTCCCAATTAACTTTGTTACCATTAATACATTCATATTTTTCGCACTGTCCGCGAAAATTAACAATAACGCCGTCCATGTCAAGAAAAATTTTATCAATCATAATTTATCCTATATTATTTATAGATAAAATCGGAAGCTATTAAACCAAGCGGATGTTCGTCAGTTTTGGATATAAAAACTTCCTGAATATGTTTTGGTTGATTATTTAAATTTTCAATACCAAATTTAAGTTTTAATTCTAAACGTAAAGATTCACAAAGCGAAAAAGCATCGATAATATCAGAAGTAGGAGATACTCCTTTTTTACCGTCTTTTACTTCTGGTAAATCAGAAATATCTAATATAATATCACCATAACTCTTTTTTTCATTCATTTTAAGAAGAGTATTTTTCATCCTGATTTTATCTGCATTACCATATTCGGAGAATATTTTTTTGTTTTGATTTGGCGGATAAAATCTTAGTTTTTTTCCATCCCTAAATAATTTTTGTTTGATATATCCTTCGAATTCCGCCAAATCAAAGACTTTACCACTTTTACCTCTGGATAATGCAAATGCTTCAACAGCTATATAATCACAGTCTTTACACCAATCAAGAATAGTATCTTCCAAAAAACTATAACGTTGATATGCATTATTATAATCTTTATAACTGTAGAATACTATACCAGGTAATATAGAATTTTTTTTCACAGTCGTAAATCCGTGCCGCTCTAAATTCTGAATATTAAAATTCTCGTCAATTTCTTCGACAACAACGCCCGAACTAGTTATAGAAAGATCCAAACCCGCAATTTTCATATTTTCACCTTTAAAATAAACGTTTTTCTATTTATAAATATTTATATATGAGTAAAAGTATAGATTTATATAATAATGCGAAACCAGGTTCGTTTAAAAACAGTTTTACAACAGTTAAACGAATTAAAGATGCTAATAATAACAATATCGTAATAAATCAAGAAATAATTACAAAAGAAGAAGAAATAAACGATATAGATGTATTATTAACTAAGGAACATTTTATAACCCCTGAAGAATATTATAAAGAAATTAAAGAAATTATCGCAGTAGATAATCAAGATACTGCCGGTTATTATAGATTAAATACATCGCAGTTTGGTGGTAATGATATAGGATGGTTCTGGATCGAAGATTTAAAAAACTGGGGAAGATATTATGTAAATTGTACAGAGAACGCATCTACAAATGATATGGAGTTATATATATGGAATGGTAAAAATGACTGGATTCCTATTCCGGATTTTATAATCAATAAAGATAATAGAAAATACGATTTATATAATATTAAAAATATTCAGAATAAAATAATTTTGGAATTATTATACGGTGGTGATATAGAAAATAATAATACCGATAAGAAAAAAAATTATATTGAAAAACTTAATGAAGAAATAGCATTAGGTAAAGTTAATTTTAAAAATGCCATAGTAGCTGAAAAGGGATGGTCACAAACATTATCTATTAAAGCATTTGATGAAAATAGAAAAAAGTATGAGTATGATTATGATTATTATTATAAACATGATTTTACAACCGTAAAATATGAACAGCATGAATATGCACAGATAGTTCATGCATTTAGATTACAACAATCTATAAAATATTCTATAAATGAAGAAGGTACTTTTCAAACAAAGCGATGGAATTCTATACCTGTTAAATATATTCAATTATATCCAGCGAGTCCATTAAATAATGCGTATTATATTAAGAAAGTAACAGATGATATTAAAAATTATGCAGATTATTATTTAGAATATGTGGACGCTGTTCCAAGAACGAATTATTTAGCATATGCCGAATCAAATTTTAGAATTGGTATTTCTACAGGTGCGCCGTGTATTTGGCGATTACCTACTGGAGAAATTGCATTATGTACAAAATTTTCTTATAAAGGTGACAGTGGTGTTCCATATGCATATAAAAAAGATGATACAGGTAAATATCATAAAGAGGTAAAAAGCGCATATAAAGAATCTATTTATAAGACAGATTATGTATATAAATATGATTATTTAGCTGAAGTTTCTTGTAATGCTATGCTAGGTGAAGATGCTAGTGCAGCTGCTAAATGGTTAAATGATTTTTGTGCAAGTTATTTCGGTACAGGTTCTGATAAAACAATAGAACGCGATTGGTTAAATACTAGACCTAGAACAACGGCAGTTAATGAATATTCAAATACAAATACTATAAGCTTTTTAGATACGAATAAAACATTCGAACAGCATAATATAAATAAAGAAAATTCATTAAAATGTAGTTTTACTATTAATCGTCCAGTAGTAACAACAGAAGAAAAAAATAGCAGTGATTATATTAAAAAGTGGTAAGATATGGATTCTTTCGTATTTAATAATTTTAAAAAACGATTAATGGAAGGTGATGTTCCTGATAGGGATATATGGAAGTTTTATCCAGTTAATAAAAATTTTATAGATGATAATAAAAATTTTATTAAATATATAAAGCAAACATCAGATATTGAATTGATTAATAAAACAGATTCAATCGATAGATATATATCAAAAATAAATGATATAAAATATGTTTATAAGACAATGTATAAAGTTGATGTTCCTATGGAACCTTTATATGTTAATATTGATAATTTTGATGTTTTTAAAGATCAAAATCCAAATAATGAGCATTTAAAAGATATTTTTTTAGATGAGAACGGTAGATATTTTAGACCAGGTGGTACAAAATGGGTTCTTAAAGACAATGGTGAGATGGAAGAAGTAAGAATTCCTCGTGGTTTTTATTTTGTTAAAACTGCTGAAGAATTGTTATGGTGTGCAAATAAAGTCAACGGAACAGAATATGATAATACGATTAATATTGTTTTAGGAGACAATATCGGTCGTAGTAATGAAGATTCTAATCCAAACTTAATAGATATATTAAATTCTGAAAATAATAATTATAAACTTATAGATTTTTCTATAGGTTCAAATCCAGCACAGCCATTTAATGGAATTTTTTATGGTAATGGTTTTAAAATTTGGAATATTATTCTTGAATGTAATAATGAAGTAAATGGTTTAATTGGTTATCTCGGTTATGATGGTATAATATCTACTATTGATATTGATGGAACTAATGTTTTAAAATGTAATAAAAAAATTAATATTGACCATCTTATCAAGTCCGGTAGTGATATTAATGCTGGATTACTTTGTGGTAAAAATAATGGAAAAATTGAATATGTAAGAGTGCTTAACAATGTATTGGTAACGCAATTCTATCCAGAAATGTATTCCATAAGTAATAAAACGGATGAAAACTTAGCCAGTGGAAATGGTAATGCATATCCGTTTTATCCAGACTATTATTGCTATAATTCTCCAGGTAATATAATTCCTTATATTGGTTATTTTAATGAAGGCGTTGCTGCCACTTTTTCAGGCTTTTATGAAATTGGAAACGGAGGGGTAAATTTAACATATTGGAATACAAAAAATAATTTTGCTGAAGTAAGAAGTAATGCTGGTAAGATATCACCAATGGAGTGGTATTATTGGATTGGTGCAACTAATACTGATGAATCTTATTCATATACTCATTTCACAGATCCACGTTATAGAACAAACGTATTATGGTATGATGGAAATTTAGTCAGTTATGTTAATGAAATGTACGGATTTAAAATGGCACAAAAATCCAATATTGGTATTGTTCTTGAAAATGAAATTACAATGGATAGATATTTAGGTGAATGGTTTAGAAATACAAAATATGTCGATTATTTTAATAAAAGTATTAAATTATCACAGCAGAATAGACAAGCGTATTATGTTTCTCCATTAGTCGGTATGAATAATTCAGTAATTGATAATGTTTATGAAGATTGTAAATTATATACTTCTGGAACATTTGTTGGATTTATGGGTGGTCTTGCTGGTAAACAAGCAAATGGTAAAATTACAAATTCTGTTATAAATGTTTCATCTTATGATCTTATTGATAAAAATATAACCGAAGATAAACCTAATAATTTTTATTTAAGAAATTATTTAAGTAATGAAGCATATACATTTACAAAAAAGAGTATAAAAAATATTGCAGGTTTATTCGGTTCTTGTGTTGTCGGTAATTTAAATAGTTTAGAATTAGATACAGTTTCGGCATATTTTTATAATCATAATAATATCATTTTCGATATGAAAACTAATTCAACTGCATCTGATATTTCAACGCCGATTTACGATGATTATTATTTTATGAATCGTTATGGAACATTTGCAGCAATAGTTGAATATAATTCTTCAAATATATCAGATTTATGGAGAAGTTTAGATGAAGCAAATAATCCACAAAAAAGAAGCATTGTGGTCAAAAATTCTATTTTTGGTTATAAAGAAAATTTAGATAAAACTAGTTATTCCAATTATATACCAAAAACTGCACAAAGCGCAATTTACGAAAGATTTTCTGGATGTACTCCATTTGATAGTTCTAAATTAAATAATAGATTTATAAATGGTGTAGCATCACCATTATTTGCAGAAATTAAACCGACTTATATACAAACTCCGTCTATTATTTCATCACCATTTTATAATGTAAGTACTATTACTGCCAAAGAAGAAAATCATTTAGAAAAACCAGATCCAGGCTTAATTCCGCCAGGAACAACATTAGGAAATTTAGGGTTAACTGGTACATTAAAAGCTGATTATATTTTACGTAATGGTTTATTTACAATAGACCAAAATTTAGCAACATTTAACTCTGATCCTATGATTTATAGTATAAATGCTGAGGTTGATCTTCCAGGAATTTCAAATTCTCCAACTTCTGGTATTTTTAATTTATCTGGACAAGTAACTAAGTTACCATTTGATAATTATAAAGAACAAGGATATGCCGGTGGTATTGTAGATAGATTAAATAATAGTGCATGTAAAAATTTTGATTTAAACATTCAAAAAATCGCAAGTAAACTTATTTATTGGGATAAATCACAAGTAATTGATAATTTTAAATCTACTGAAAATAATGTATTTACTACAATAACTGTTCCAAGTGCAGCAAATATTCCAAATTTAAAATTTAAAGAGGATAGTCCAGATGTATTAATAGTAGATGATTATAATGGAAATAAAATAAGAAATTCATATTATTATTTCGGTTCAGATTTAGAGCTGGTACCGGCAATCAATAATAATATTGAGGAAGATATAATTACTAATTATAATACTCTTGTAATGGAATTTGAAAATACGATGTATGACGGAGAAACTAAGCTTGGTTCAGATATGATTTCTGTAGCCGGACATCGTTTGGGAAATTGCGTAGAAAAAATTCGCATTGAAATTAAAGAAGATGCATTTAATTATAGTCCATTTACTAGTGCATTAATATCAGATGAATATATACAAAATAATATTAAAGTTTCTGCTTATATTAATAATTCAAATGGAAATGGAACACAATTTCCAGAAGGTTGGCGTTCTGCAAAATATTATACATTGCCATTTTATTCATATAATGATGGTAGAGAAGATCTTATAAATAAAAAATTTGGCGGATTTAAAGACATTAATAATTCAGCTAAGTATGGTTTATTTGCAGTTAAGGTAGATTTTGATGAAGCTTCAGAACAGAATGATTTATATTTTATGATACCATTCATTAATACTGAATATATAAGTGGTAATGATAAAACTGTACAAGATCATCCTAATATGAGTAGACAACCACCATATAATACATGGTTTGGAACTTATGTTATTACGCATAAAACATATGGGGATAGAATCAATGATGATTTATCTATGACGAAATTTAAAGCATGGGGATTTACACATGAAGACGATGAAGCATATAATTTGAATGAATTAAGTGAAAGATTAAAGATATTTAGAGCGCTTAAATATATTTCCGGAACTGTTTTAAATGATTTTAAAGTATTTAGAGGTTTTGATAGAGGAAATAAAATATATTATCCTACAAATCAATATCCGCCTTTATCTGTTTTACCATTAGCAGCTTTTAAAGTCGGTTTTGACACAACAGATAATGAATATAAATTTTATGATGTAAGCGGTGGTTTAACAGATGATATTTTACAAGCCGCTACTGGTTATGTTAGTGCAAATTCTGCTATACCAAAAGTTGATAAAAATAAATATGCCAAAGTAGAACGTTTTGGACGAATATATAAGTATCAATATTATCCGGAAGTATTATTTACATCAAGTGAACCAGATCCAAGTGCTTGTATTTATATGTCAGCTGTGGCATTAGAAGAAATAGATCCTGGAAAATGGAATTGGCAAAATAAGCTTAGAGATAATGATACATATGATTATGATTATGCAGATGAAAATTATGATTATGAAACAGTAATTAGAAGTAATTATACAGAACCAAAACGTTGGAATGATTTAAATTGTGTCGGTGAATTCTATAATGCACTTGCATCAAGTAATAGCTATGATGATCCAGGATTAACTATAACAGGTCCTCAAGATTATGGGTTTGAAAATGATATATTTATTAATGGAAATCCACCGCCACATTTTAAAGACGATGCAATCAGTGCTAATTATAAAAATGCTAGTTCGATAAATAGAGAAAATAATGATATAGTAGATTATTATCGTTATACTTATGAAAAAGC